CCGTCGTGCCATAACAGTTTTTCGTTTATCATGTTGCGGACTGATGGCGTAAATTTTAAGATTTCGCCGTAGCCAACAATGACGCGCCGACGCTCTAATGACAGCGGCCAGTGGTTGTCTACGGTTGGCGTAATAGCAAATTTGATTGCAGGGTTAGCGCACAAGCGCTCAACGTGGCTTAACATTTCGCTAAATGTGTCTGCGACAAACTCAACGGTTGCCACAGTGCGTCGGTCTGGTAGAGCTACGCACCTAACAGCAAAATAGCGTGTGTCGTCCAAACTGGTTTCTATGGCTACGGTGCCGCCCTCTGGCAGCTCACCGTCATACAGCAATGCTGGCCATTGTCCTGGCTGTATCCATGACTTGTCTGACGCAACCCACAAGTTGCAGGACGCCCGTAGAAACGCGGCACGGTCAGGGTTTTCAGACTCGGCTTGCAACGTGGCAGCGGTCAAAGTGATGCCCAGAGCAGGGTTGCCGTATACCCATGCGGCTGGGCTCATCGGGTCAAGCTCTGGCGGTGGCGACCATTCGGCAAAATAAAATGATGCGTTTTTGCCTGTGTCAATCGCCCTCAAACCTTGCTCACGCCAACGCAACATTGCTGTGCTGGCTTCCGTGCCGGCTGTAGACCACATCGAGAGCAATGGTGAAACTTGGGCACGTTGAGCCGGCAACAAACCGCCGTCAATAACTTCGCGCGAAATATCCCACATTTCATCGGCCACGACCAGTGACGGTGACGTGCCGTGACCCACAGAGTTGTTGGCTGCACGCACCAGCCAAGTAGACCCGTCTGGCATGGTCACTCGATTACGGCCGTATGACTTCATCAGTGTGGCGTTAAAACGGCTTTCCAAAATAGGTGCCAACTCGTCAAACAACATGACAGCCAAATCCAGACGGTGAGCCGTCGATAACACTGTCTGTTTTTTGCCACGCACTTTAGGCATCTCTGTAAGCCACCAACCAACCAAAGCCATTAGAGCTGTTGTCTTACCACACTGTCTTGCAGTAGAAATTAACGACACACGGTTAACTAACTCAAAATTGCTGTCATAAAGCAGTTGACCGTCAAGCGCCGTGTACTGCCAATCCATTAACTCCACGCCCATGTACTCCCTGCACCATTCCCTAACTTGCGGCGCAAACGAACCGGCACAGTCTGGCCTCGACGTTTCCAATCTTGGCTGAGCACGGCCAGTTAGCGCCAATCCTGGCTGGTCAGGGCCAGTTGGGATAGACAAGACTTGGGTCGGGGTGATGTTTTGTTTTGTATAAAAAAACTTTTCTGTTTTTGCAATTGGGATTGCATGATTTCGCATTGCTTCGGCTCTTGCGTGTGTTGTTGTTTTATTTCGTTGTGCAACTTCTTTGTGGCCTTTTAAGTTATTGCATCGTGCACAGCATGGGGTTAAGTTGTCGAGCGAGTGGTCGCCGCCGTTCATTAACGCAACGATGTGGTCAACTGTGTTGGCTGGTTTGCCACAGTAGTTGCAGCTGGGTTTGCCTTGCAGAATGATTGTGCGGTTGCGTTTGTATTCTGGGTTTGAGTGTTCTTTACCCATTGCTACCGCGCGCTGTCGCGCTTGCTCTCATTTGTTTTGCATCACGTTGCAAGGTGGGCTTGGGCTTTCGTTCGGTTTGTTAAGTGTATGTCATTTGTATGTGTAATTCAAGACAGTGTGATGATGCTCTACCCATCGGGCTGCCTCAATCCGATTACCTTGCACATCTAGTCGATTATGTTTACGACTCGCCCCAACGCTTAGCCCGTTGCCTTTCGTGTTGCAGGTTTCGGGCGCGCCGGTCAAACGACGTTCCCGTCGATGAGCCCCGTCACTTGCGACAGTGATACAGCCGTGCTACTAGCCAATTGTTTAAGTTTTACTTCTTATCAGACCACGCCATTAAAACGGTGCATAACACTGTTAGCGCTAATGCAAGTCAAACTGTGCGACTCATTTCTTCAGCCCATCTATAACGGCCGAACACTGTCCAGCGGTCAACGTCTCTACTACAACGTCATCAACTTGTAACAATCGGTGGATGTATTCAAGCAAATGCACGTCATCCCAACCCTTACCGCGTGCCAATGATTTAAGAAACCCAATCTGTTTAGATGTAGCGCTGCCGTGACTATCTGGTCGAGCCGGCGCACTATTCACCCGATTGACTTTCTCCATTTCTGTAGACGAAGCGCGTTCGCCAGTGTGCCCAATGCGACTATTGCTAATTGCACGGCCAATAGCGCTGGTTTCACAATTCTCTAAAAACGATGTTTTGTTGACTGGACTATTGCCGAACACTTCCTCGGCGTAACCAGTGGCAATGAGTCGGTCATCGTTGTTGTAGCACTCTGCACGCATAATGATGGTTGACCCGTCGTAATGATGTATTGACGTAATAATGCGGCCCTCTGGGTATTCTGTCCACCAACGCACCAGCCGTTGGGCAACTGTTTCGTACAGGCTTAAATCAAAATGCGCCATTAGATTTTACCTAATAACTTTCTCATGTCTATAGCTCTTACTTTTAACAATCTGCCAATTCTTATAACTGGAACACCGTTAGTAATTTGACCAGATTTAATAGCTGTTTCGCGGACTGTTGAATATGCAACGTTAAACAAAATTGCTGTTTCTTTTAACGTAAGAAACTGAGTATTTGGGTCATTATATTTTTCAATCGCCGTACGTTGGTCTAATTTATAACCCACGATGAGCCGCCAATTCTTTAGTAGCGGTCAATTCGCTCATTGACCAAAGCTGTGACTGTGGCACAAACCATGCAGGATTAGGTACATCTGTACGCCAATAGCATTCGTGCTCGATTTCGTTACTCAACATCCAACCACGAAATGTGACCACATCGTATGTGTCGTTGACTGTGCCCAACACGTACACGCCTGCAGGGTTCGTTATCTTTTTTATGAGACAACCAGCGGTCAACAATGTTGCTTTAATTTGGTAGCCCATAACGTCGGTGCTTAGCCGGTCATACGGTCTGTAACTAAACGGTACGCCTAGCCATTTAGCAAACGCTAATTCGGCTGTGTAACCAATTTTTGTTGTGCCAGCGGTATTTGGGTGCACAAAACTTTCGCGTTGTTTACGCAACTTTATTTGTGCTTCGCACGTTGCAACAATGTTTAATACTTTGTTTTTGTCGTGCTGGTCAAGTCTGACTATTACCTGTTCACTGCTCATAGTTTCTCCTGCTCGTCGGTATAGGTTTGATTTTAGCACAAGCTTTTAATCCAGGGTGACACCACAACACTTTTGTTGGGTTGGTGGCGTGTCGAAAGCCGTGCATTGTTAAACCGCATTTTTTACAAAGCTTTAATAACATTTATGGCAGCGCGTAACACTGACGCATTAAAGCGCGTCTGCTCGTTTGCAATAGTCATGTTTGCTTCGTACATTATTGTTAGCTCATCTAGCAAAATGCTGTGGTCAACTGGTTCAGGGCGCGGAACATGATTTGGGCGCACTATTTCGTCAATCATGTTTGTAAACACTTTGCCCATTTTGTCGCTGTAGTTGTTTGGGTACATCTGTCGGGTCTCCTCTGTTATGCCGGGTTCGGGAAATGGTATTTCGGTCATGGTTTGGGCAGCGCCCATGCTGACCAGCCAACCATACGCCATAGGTGTAACGCGGCACGGATATTCACATCTGGGTTATATAAATCATCAAGTTTTTTGATGTAACCCTCTTTTATTAGCCATGTTTGATGCACGCCATTTATCTGAAATAATCCTCGACTGCCGTTGTTGCTGTCAGCTGCGTTTAGAGCTGTTGGTAGGCATCGGCTTTCGCGTTGCATGACACGCAAAATCATTGGTGACTCACTTATTGGCCAGCCAGCCAAAATGGCATCGTTCAAATATTCCATGCAACCCTTGTATGGCAGCGTGGTGCTTGGTGCAATAGTTGGTGGCACAACACTGTTCAGCACAGTGGTGATTTGACCGGTTATCGGTGGATGGCTCTCAGACGGCTTACTAGCGTCCCAGAGCAACGTAAACGCCGCTAAGCCAGTAATGAACCATGCGCCTATTTTGATGCTTAAAAACGTCATTTTTTCTCCAATTGGTATGGTGTGCCCCAGCTGT